CCGCAATGGGCGGCCCTCTGGCTGGCCTCGCCGTCAAAACCTTGTCCAATGTTCTGCTCGGCAACGAAGAAGGCACTGAAGCAGATATTGCCAAAGCTATGCAAAGTGCCACGCCTGACCAGCTCGCCGACATCAAGAAGATTGATGCAGACTTCAAGACCCGCATGGCAGAGCTTGAGATTGATCTCGAACGCATCTCAGCTGGCGACCGCGACAGCGCCCGCAAGCGCGAAATGACGGTTGGCGACCACACGCCCAAGATTTTGGCTGGCGCGATCACTCTTGGATTTTTCGGAATTTTGTTCTGGATGTTTGTCTACGGCGTCCCTAAAAATGGCAATGAGGCGTTGCTGTTGATGCTTGGCGCCTTGCAGACGGCTTTCACAGGCGTGATTGCTTACTATTTTGGGTCATCGGCTGGCTCCAAGGCAAAGAACGAGCTTCTCAAAGGAGACAAATGATGGACTTCACAGGCGCAGCTCGCAAGGCAACACCAGAAGAAATCGACCAGATCGCCGAAGACCTCAAGGTCGAGGCAGCCGCCTTCCGCGCGGTCATTACGGTTGAAGCAGCTGGTTCCGGTTTTGACAAGGCTGGCCGTCCGAAGGCTCTGTTTGAGCGCCACCACTTCTACAAGCATCTCAAGGATGCGCCGGGCTTGCAGGCCAACGCAGAGGCTGAAGGGCTGGCATATCCCAAATGGGGCACCAAGCCCTATCCGAAGGGTTCAGACGCCGTCTACGCCGAGATCGAGCGCGCCTGCGCCATCGACGAAGAAGCAGCCCTGCTCTCGACCTCATGGGGCCTCGGCCAGATCATGGGCTCCAACTACAAGTTGGCTGGCTGCCCGTCCGTGCAGGCCATGGTCGAAGAGGCTTGCGAATCAGAAGCCGGTCAGCTCCGCCAGATGGCCTCCTTCATCAAGGCGGCTGGATTGCAGGACGAACTGATGGGGCGCAACTGGGCCGGTTTTGCGCGCGGATATAACGGCCCCGCCTATGCGCAGAACGCTTATGATGTTAAGCTCGCTCAGGCTTACGAGAAGATTTCCAATGGCTGAGAATATGACCTTTGCCTCCCTCAAGGAGGACATGCGGCGGTATCTGGAACGCGGTTTCACGCCTGCGTCTGACCAGATCGTCTATGAGCAGCTACCCCGCCTGATCAATCTGGCCGAGCGCCGGATCGCGCGTGAGCTGAAGGTCGAAGGTCTTATCTCGGTTATCACCGCCAATATGCAGGCTGGTCTTGCTGTTTACCCCAAGCCAGACCGCTGGCGCTCGACGGTGTCGTTCAATTATGGGAAAGGCGACAATGGCAGCGAATATACGCAGCTCTATGCCCGCTCGTATGAATATGTTCGGGAGTACTGGCCAGATCGCTCCCAGACAGGTGAGCCGCTCTTCTACGCAGAATACGATTACAACAATTGGATCGTCGCACCCACACCTGATGCTGCATATCCCTTTGAGGTCTTGGTATATCAGCTTCTCCCGTTGCTGGACGATACAAACCAAACCAACTGGCTCACCGATTACGCTCCGCAGCTTCTCCTTTACGGAGCACTCCTTGAAGCAACGCCGTTCTTGAAGAACGACGAGCGCATCGGTGTTTGGCAATCCATGTATGACCGCGCTGCACAGGCGCTCAACGGCGAAGACCTGTCGAAAATTCTCGACCGCTCCGCTCGTCGCTCGGAGGTCTAAATGACAACCTATACCGATGTCTTTGGCGGCACGAACATCTATCCGTCAGACGTTTCTTATCTTGCTTTCGATCTGAACACCGCAGATGTTTTTCTGACGTGGCCGACCGAAACCAATGCGCCGCTTGATGGCTTTACAGTTGCCGCGCGCATCATGAACGTCAATTGCACCGCAGGCAGCCGCAAGGTTTATCTGCCAGCTGCAAATCAAGCATCTGTTGGCGAATGCTTCCTGTTCAACAACACTGGTAACACGACATTCACTGTCGTTGGCAGCACCGGCACTGTGATCTGCACCGTAGCACCTGCTACGTTGTGGCAGGTCTATATGACCAGCAATACGACTGCGGCGGGTGTGTGGTCTTCGTATCAATTTGGTGCCACGACATCGACGGCCAACGCTGGTGCTCTTGCGGGCGCTGGTCTCAAGGCTATTACCACAACCTTGAACCAAGCAATCTCGACGCTGGCTCTGAACAGCAATTATACGCTCAACATCTCTGAGCGTGCCAAGTCTATCAACTGGACCGGCGCAAGCGGCACGATTTCTTTTGCAACAGCTGTAACGCTTGGGGCAGATTGGTTCTGCTATTTCCGCAATAGTGGGTCGAGTTCTGTTGCGCTTGATCCTTATTCGGCAGAACTGATCAACGGTGCGTCTTCTCTTTCTGTCGCGCCCGGCGATTCCTGCATGATCCTGTGCGATGGCGTTGGCCTTTATACGGTTGGTCTGACCGCCGTGAACCCGACAGGATTTGACTATCTTCAAATCGACGTGTCCGGCACGGGCGATTACACGCTTTCAACCTTTGAGTTGAACCGCGTGGCTTACTATCTTTTCGGAACGCTGACCGGCAATCGCAACATCATTGTGCCAGCCACGTTTCAGCAGTATTGGGTCACGAACGCCACGACAGGTGCGTTCAACCTGACGGTTAAACCGTCCGGCGCATCTGGCATCACTGTGCCGCAGGGCGAAGCGCAAATCCTTTACTGCAACGGCACAGACGTTGTGCAGGGCCAGACCAGCGCTGGCATTGCAACGCCGATCCCGATTGTAGATGGCGGCACTGGCGCAACAACAGCATCTGGCGCTCGCGTCAATCTTGGCGGCACATCGACCGGCGTTGCAGTCTTTACCGCTGCTGATGCCAATGCTGCGCGAGTTGCGATCAACGCAATCAGCCCAGAAGATGCAACTAACATCGCAATCCAATACGCAGTGGCGCTCGGCTAATGGCAGCAACACCTTACATCATCAAATCATTGCCGGGCATCAAGCGCGATGGTACGCGCTTTGAGAACGGCTTCTATGTTGATGGACAGTGGGTGCGCTTTCAGCGCGGCTTGCCGCGCAAGATGTGGGGCTATCGCCGTCTCAGCAATGAAATGCCTGAGATCAGCCGTGGGCTAAATGCATTCAACCAAGATGGTACTTTGCATCTTGCGTCTGGCAGCAAGAGCTACATTACGCAATTTGAGATCAATCAGAATGGTCTTGTGACGGCTATCTATGACCGCACGCCAACTGGTTTTGCGGCAAACGACAGACATCTGTGGACCTTTGACACCAGCTACGATTCAGTTGGCGTGGCGCCGGGCTCATATCTCTTGGCGCACCCCGGTCTCAATCTTGCTGAGATCGACTCTAATGCCACATCAAATTTGTATTGGGGTCTCGTCAACGATTCCGCCGATCTGATCGCTAACTCAGCGCCCGCCGTTTCGGGCGGCGTTATCAGCCTGTATCCATATGTAATGGTGTATGGGTCAAATGGATACGTTGCGTGGAACACGCCAAACAATCCAGACGATTGGACAGGCACCGGCTCTGGGGAGTCTTACGTTACATCGCAGAAAATCGTTGCAGCCCTTCCGCTGCGCGCGGGCCCCGGCAATGCGCCTGCTGGCCTGTTCTGGTCTTTGGACAGTTTGATCCGCTGCACTTTCGTCGGCGGCGATCCTGTCTTCCAATTTGACACCATCACATCGCAGAGCTCAATTCTTTCGTCTCAGTCCCCGATTGAATACGATGGCATCTTTTACTGGTGCGGCGTTGATCGCTTCCTGATGTTCAATGGTGTGGTTCGCGAAATCCCGAACCAACTCAATCAAAACTGGTTCTTTGACAACCTCAACTACAATCAGCGTCAGAAAGTCTTCGCTTACAAAGTGCCGCGCTTTGGCGAAATCTGGTGGTGCTACCCGCGTGGCAATGCCACGGAATGCACCCACGCTGTGATTTACAACATCCGCGAAAACACTTGGTACGATACCGAGCTGCCCAACTCTGGCCGCTCCTGCGCTAAGTTTGTGAGCGTGTATCAGTATCCGATCACAACCGGCATCACTGAAAATGCGGATGGCTTCTACAAGCTTTGGCAGATGGAATACGGTGTTGATGAGATTGACGGAAACGTCATCAATTCTATTCCGTCTTATTTCCAGACGGCTGACATTTCAGCCGTTGCCGATCAGCAGCAGCCAAAACCTCGCTCATTGCGTGTGACATACATTGAGCCTGACTTTGTCCAGAGCGGCGAAATGACATGTCAGGTCACTGGCCGGTCCAACGCCCGTTCGCCCGAAGTGACCAGCGATGAGCACGCTTTCCCTGCCTTGCAGGATGTCGATACGCCTGAGCAGCAGATTGTGTTCTTCAAAGAGACGCGCCGCGAAATGCGCTTTATCTTTAAGTCGAACGTGGTTGGCGGCAACTATCAGATGGGCCAGTGCATTGCGCACATTGAAACCAGCGATGGGACGATACTCGGATGATTGACCCTCGCGGCATGACTGTTACTGACTGGACCGATTCAATGGTTTATACATTGGAGCGGTACGGGCTGGTGGGGCGGCTCGATGACCCGCAGAATTGGCAGAATTGGGCTCTTGGTGCGGTTTCTCTTTTTACTGTTGGAAAGCAGAACCCGCCCAACCCTTTGAATTATGATAACTGGCAGGATTGGGCGATTGCCTTTACCCGCGCCGTCAACTTACCCGGTGGCTGACATGACGATCCACTACGCCGATTACCCCGAAAACTGGCAGCCCCTCGCCAACGATGCCGCTGATTCGTCTTTCCGTGGCAACCCGATGTCCCCTTTCTATAAGGGTGGCCGCGTTGGCACGAAGCCGGTGCGTATTATGATTCCGAAAAACCAGAATTATGCAAAGGGTGGCCTTGCCAAGGATGCTGAACGGGTCCGTGACGCAGGTGTCGGCGGCGACGATGTGATTATCCACATCAATCGTCAGGAATTTGACGAGCTCAAGAAGCACTGGGGCGAACCCACGATTAACCCGAACACCGGCATGCCGCAGTTCACGCCGTTTTGGAAGCAGGACTGGTTTGCTCCAGTGGCGGCTATTGGCTCGGCGGCTCTTATGGCCACTGGCATTGGCGCCCCGCTTGGCGCCGCCCTCCTTCCCGCGGCGCTGGCTGAAGGCACTGTTCTGGGCGCAACAGGCGCCAGCTTGCTCGGGAATGCTCTTATTGGCGCTGGCACAGGTGCCCTTACAGGCGGCTCCAAAGGCGCTCTGAAGGGCGCGCTGCTCGGCGGCGCGGGAACGCTTGCCATGGGCGCTCTGGGCTCAACAGGAGCTGGCGTGACTAGCACTGGCCAAGAAGGTATGTCCGGCTGGTGGAACCGCATGGGCTCCGGCGATTATTTTACGACTGGTTTGGGTGGCTCTGGGGTTGGCCCAAATGGCATTCCTCAAGCAGGTGAGCCGCTCCCTGTTCCGCGTCCTACAGGTGAAGCGGCTTCTGCTCTCGGCATCACAGGATCAACTGCTGGAGATGCCGCTGCCAGCAAAGGCATCCTCGGCGGCATCATGGATTCCAAGTGGGCTGTCCCTGCCGCTTTGCTGGGCGTGTCGGCGCTGGGTAACACCAAGTCGCCGGAGCTTCCGCAGCAGAATGCAGGCACAACTGCCAGCACAGACCCAAATCTTAGCAAGCGCCTTGAGCTGACGCCCCTGTCGCGTCAGCGCGTTGCCGCGCCGACAAATTATTACACCTACGGATATGGCCCCGAGCAGTCATTCTTTAGCTCTCCTGTTGAGGCTGAAGCACCGACCGTAAAGGCAGCCATGGGCGGCCCGCTGGCACGCTATGTTGAAGGCGGCGGCACTGGCCGTTCCGACAGCATCGACGCGAAACTTTCAGACGGTGAATATGTGATCGACGCCGAGACGGTTTCGCTTCTTGGCGATGGATCATCGAAGGCGGGGGCTAAACGTCTCGACCAATTCCGTGCTAATGTCCGCAAGCAGAAAGGCCGCCAGCTGGCCAAGGGCAAGTTCAGCCCTGATGCCAAGCGCCCCGAGGAGTATATCTGATGGCTTTCCTTAATTTCCTTACGCAGGGTCAGCCGCTGCCGTCCACGTCTTCGACGCTGACAACCTCTCAGGTTCCGCAGTACTTGTCGGATTATCTCTACAACCTGATGTCTGGTGCTTATAGCGCCGCTCAGGAAGAATATATGCCCAACCCAAATCCGCGCGTTGCTGCGTTTACACCGGACAAGCTTGCTGCGTTTGACGCGACCCGCACCGCAACTGGTTCCTATAAGCCGATGTTGAACGCCGCTGAAAGCACCGCAATGGAAGCGGCTGGCTTGAGCCCGACTGGCGCGGCGCAACCTTATTTTAACGCAGCATCTGAAACGGTGCCCGGCGTTGTCAGCCAATATATGAACCCCTACGAGGAGAATGTCACCAACCGCATGGGTGACATTGCTGCTCGTCAAATTCGCGAAAAGCTCATGCCCGCGATGAATGATCAATTCATCCGCGCCGGTCAATTTGGCTCGACGCGTCAGCAGGAACTTGCGCAGCGTGGCGTGCGTGACATCTCCGAAAACCTCGCCAGCCAGATCGGCGCCCAGCTTGCATCTGGCTACACTACGGCTGGTCAGCAGGCGCAGGAAGACCTCCGCCGTCAGGCGTCAATTGGTCAGGCGGCTGGTCAGCTT